CAATCTTGGTAAGACCACTGAAGTCCTCCGTGACGAACTTAAGTTCACGAAGTTCATTGGTCGTCTCCGCAAGAGATTCGCTGAGATGTTCCAAGACATGCTTAAAACTCAGCTCATCCTCAAAGGAGTAATTGCTCCAGAGGATTGGGAAGACATGAAGGAGCACATCCAATATGACTTCCTCTTTGATAATCACTTCAATGAACTAAAAGAAATTGAAATGATGAACCAGAGAATGATGACTGTCACTCAGATGGATCCTTTTGTTGGAAAGTATTTCTCTACAGAATATATCCGCACAAATATCTTGGGTCAAACTAATAAAGATATGCGTGAGATTGATAAGCAAATGAAGGGAGATATCTCTTCTGGTCTTGCTATTGATCCTGCTGAGTTGAATGCTATGGATCAAATGACACAGCAGAATACTGCATTGTCACCTGAAATTCAAGCTATGCAAGCAGACGATGCAGCGGAAAGAAATGAACTTGCTGCTGATGCTGCCATGGAAAGAGAGGTGAAAAAAGAGAAATCCGCACCTAAACCTTCCGCAAATACTAAATAAATTATACTGAATTATTGTTATGTCTGAACAAACTGATGTTAATAACGAGTTAGGTGCCGTAGATATCGTCGGTAAAATCGATGATAATCAAAGAGCATCTGCTATCGATGCCATCCATGACATGTTATTTTCCAAAGCTTCCGAAGCAATGGCGGATTACAAAAAGGTAGTAGCTAACTCATTCTTTGATGAACCCACAGAAACGGAAGTAACCGATGAAACTGATAACGGAAACGATTGAAGACGTTAAACTCCTTACTGAGGAGAGAGACGGAAAGAAACTTCTTTACATTGAGGGAGTGTTCTTACAATCAGAACTAAAGAACCGTAATGGTCGTATGTATCCTTTTAGTGTCCTTGATCGTGAGGTCAAGAGATACAATGAAGAGTATGTACAATCCAAACGTGCTCTCGGTGAACTCGGTCACCCTGATGGTCCTACTATCAATCTTGATAGAGTATCACATAGGATTACAAGTCTCCGCGCTGAGGGAAATAACTTCATTGGTAAGGCACAGATCCTAGATACCCCAATGGGTAACATCGCTAAGAACTTACTTGGCGAAGGTGTTCAGTTAGGTGTTTCCTCTCGTGGTATGGGAAGCATTCAAAAGGTAGAAGACTGCAACGTTGTTGCGGATGACTTCATGCTTACTACTGCTGCAGATATTGTAGCAGATCCTTCAGCACCAGATGCATTTGTCAATGGCATCATGGAAGGTAAAGAGTGGGTATGGCAGAACGGTATTTTAAAAGAGCGCGAAGTTGCTAAATACCAACGTTATATTGACAACGGTTCGCGCCGTGAGTTAGAAGAGAGAACCCTCAAAGTCTTTGAGGATTTCCTCGGAAAACTCTGATTTATAAATAAACTTAGATTAATTATACGGAAAACACGAGGTAAACTCAAATGTCAGATATGCTAAACGAAAAATTTGAGGAGTTCGTTACCGAGCAAAAGGTGATTGTAGAAGCTGGCGATCCTATGCCAACCGTTTCTGCGAACGTCATCCCTGGCACTGGTAGTGAACCTTCACAGGTTTCTGACGCACAGACTGGTTCTGCAAGCGGCAAGGATCCTGCTCCTAAGGTAGAACCTTCTGCCTCTTATGGTCAATCTGCTCCAACGGATCTTGGTGGTACATCCACCGCTCCTAATGAGCATGATGACGATGGTGAAGAAAACCCTGGAGCTAAAGCAGCAGCACCTATCTCCCAAGTTTCTGGAGATCCTCAACAGCGTGCTGGTGACTCACCTGATCCTCAACCTTCCGTAGGTGCTGAAGTAGCATACGGCACCAAGATGGGTAGCGCAGTTACCTATCCAATCAAACCATCAATGGAAGATCTTGATGTTTCCGCTGATGTTGCTGCTCTCGTAGAGGGCACTGAACTCTCTGAAGAGTTCGCTGAGAAAGCAAAGACTATTTTCGAGTCTGCAGTTAAAGCGAAAATCTCTGAAGAGTATGACAAGCTTGTAGAGCACTTTGCCACTGAATTGGAAAAGCAAGTTGAAACTGCTAAGGCAGAACTTTCCGAGGAAGTTAACGGCACAGTGAACTACGCTATCGGTACATGGATGGAGCAAAACCAAGTTGCCGTGGACCGTGGCATTAGAAATGAGATCACCGAAGACTTCATTGCAGGTCTTAAGGGTCTCTTTGAAGAGCACTACATTTCTATCCCAGACGAGAAAGTCGATGTGGTAGAAGGTATGGCCGAATCAATTCGTGAAATGGAAGAGCGCCTTGACGAACAGGTCAAAGCAAATGTGAAATTACAATCCCGTCTTAATGAGACTGCTAAACTCAACATTCTGAACACTGTTTCAGAAGGACTCGCAGATACTCAGAAGGACAAACTCGCTGCACTCGCTGAGGGCGTTGAGTTTACTACCGAGGAAGAGTTCTCTAAGAAAGTCAAGACTATCAAAGAGAGCTATTTCAAGGAAGCAACTGTAACTCAGAGTGATGTTGCAGACGAAACTCCAGTAGAAGGAGAGAACGCAGAGGTAACACCAGCAATGGCACAATACCTTAACGCTCTCAACCGCTGGTCTAACTGATAATAACTAACTATTTTTTTAAGGAGCAAAATGTTTAACTCTAAAGCTCTAACGGAAAAGTGGTCACCTGTTCTAGGTCACGAAGGCGCTGGCGCTATCAAAGACAATTATAGAAAGGCTGTTACCGCTGTTCTGTTGGAAAACACAGAATCACAGCTACGCGAAGAGCGTGGTATGATCAACGAAGCATCCAACACTGTTGGTGCAATCGGTACTAACGCACTATCTGGTAGCGGTCTAGATACCAAAACTGGTGGACTTGCAGGTTTCGATCCTGTAATGATCTCCCTCATCCGTCGTGCAATGCCTAACTTGGTTGCATACGACATCTGTGGCGTTCAACCAATGAGCGGTCCTACTGGACTAATCTTTGCGATGAAGTCGCACTATCAGCAAAATGGTGCTGCTCTCCGTGCTGGTAACGAAGCACTCTACAATGAGCCTGACACCAACTTCTCTGGCAACACCCAGGGTCCTGCAGCATACAACGATCCAGTATCTCCTCTTGGCGATGGTGGCGCAACTGATGCTAACCCAGGTCTCCTTAACGACGCAACTGGTGGCGGTACAACTGCTGCTAACTACGAGCGTGCTGCTGGTAACATTGCAAGAGAAGATGCAGAAGCACTAGGATCGGGTTCTACCCTATTCAACGAAATGAGCTTCAGCATCGAGAAGACCTCGGTCACTGCGAAGACTAGAGCACTCAAGGCAGAGTACACCTTGGAACTTGCTCAAGACCTCAAGGCGATCCATGGTCTAGATGCAGAGCAGGAACTTGCTAACCTTCTTTCTAGCGAGATCCTTGCTGAAATCAACCGTGAAGTTGTTAGAACTGTTTACACTGTCGCTAAGTCTGGCGCACAGAACAACGTAGCTAACGCTGGCGTATTCGACCTTGACGTTGACAGCAACGGCAGATGGTCTGTTGAGAAATTCAAGGGACTTATGTTCCAGATCGAAAGAGATTGCAACGCTATCGCACAGCAAACTCGTAGAGGAAAGGGCAACTTCATCATCACTTCTGCTGATGTCGCTTCTGCTCTCGCTATGTCTGGCACCCTAGACTACTCTTCGGGTCTAACTGGCGCTGGTGGTCCTTCCATCGGTGAAGTTGATGACACTGGCAACCTCCTAGTTGGTACAATGAACGGTAGAATCAAGGTCTTCGTTGATCCTTATTCCGCTAACGTTTCTAACACCCACTACTACGTTGCAGGTTACAAGGGTTCTTCCCCTTATGACAGTGGTCTCTTCTACTGCCCATATGTACCCCTACAGATGCTCAGAAGCATCGATCCTAGCACCTTCCAGCCTAAGATTGGCTTCAAGACTCGCTACGGTATGGTCGCTAACCCATTCGTTGTACAGAGCAACGGCACACCTGATGCTGAGGCACTTACTGCGAACCGCAACCAGTATTACAGAAGAGTTAGAGT